TATGAGTGCAAATGGTGTAGTGCAAAAGACATATGCCATGGTACCAGTCCAGTGCAAGAAACATGTAGGACATGCACACACGCCAATATAGTTCAAGATGGCAAGTGGGAATGTGCTTTAGCAGACAGTGAAGAGTTAACAGTTAAACGCCAGAGAGTTGGTTGTACAGAGTATAGCCAAATAGAGCTATGAGATTTGAGGCCAGAAAATATCAGCAGGACACAGTCGACGCTTTGTGGAATGTAGTTAAAAACCAACCAGGCAAGAATCCTGTCATAGCAGTACCAACAGGCGCTGGGAAGACTGTCATTATGGGCATGTTCATAAGGAAGTATATTGACACATTTCCAGATGACCGAGTCGTGGTGCTATCACATACTCAGGACATATTGGAGCAAGACCATGAAGCACTTCAGGAGTTTTTTGACGATATGGATATTGGCCTCTATAGCAGCGGTCTCGATTCTAGGACTGTTAATCAAGTCACAGTGGCTGGTATCCATAGCGCTTACAGGGTTCCCAAGAAGTTTGCGTTTACCAACCTGTACCTTATAGACGAATGCCACACAGTTAATCATAAGGCACAAGGTATGTATAGGAGCTTACTTGATAGGAACCCAAGTATAAAAGTAGGTATGTCTGCCACCGTGTTCAGAACAGGCCACGGTTACATATATGAGAAAGGTGCATTATTCGACCACCTAGCATATGACCTGACGTCCATAGAGAATTTTAATAAACTGGTAGATGACGGCTACCTTACAAATCTGATAAGCCTATCAACATCTATGCAAATGGATAGTGCAAAAGTAAAGAAGTCTGCAGGTGACTACAATATAAAAGACCTGTCTAAAACATTCGACAAAGAGAGTATAACCAATGAGGCAGTTAGAGAGACAATCAAGCTCGGAAAAAACTACAAAAAATGGCTTATTTTCGCTATTGACATCGCTCATGCAGATGCCATTTGTGGTACTTTATGTAGTTGTGGTATACACGCTGATGTATTGCATAGTCGCATGGACGCTGATAGGAAACATGTCACTAACTTATTTAAAACGGGGGATCTCAGGGCACTGGTGTCAGTGGGAATGGTCACTACTGGTTTTGATGCTCCTAATGTTGATATGGTTGTCTTGCTAAGACCCACCATGTCAGCTGTTTTACACGTGCAGATGGTAGGACGCGGCCTTAGAGTGGCACCAGGTAAAGAACATTGTCTAGTGCTTGACTTCGCTGGTAACACGGCTAGACTAGGCCCTATAAATGATGTTATAGTACCTAAGCAAGCAGGTGAAGGTGGTGGTGGTGAGGCTCCCACTAAGATATGCCCTAGTTGCAATGTTATACTCCCTGCATCTGTAAGAGAGTGTAGCGTATGCGGACATGAGTTTGTGTTCCAGATAAAGATAACGGCAAAATCAGACACCACAGATATAATAGCAAAGTCAAAAGAACGATGGTTAAACGTTAGTTCAGTACAATATCAAGTACACCAAAAGGCTGGTAAGCCGGATTCGGTGCTTGTAATATACCACTGTGGGCTGTCACGAGTGAAAGACTGGGTCCACCCCGAGCACGGTGGCTACGCAGGCAGAAAGGCAGACCATTGGCTACAAAGGCGTGGGTATGTCGGTAGCCACACAGCTAAAGACGTTGTTAACAACCACAGTAGCTTAGCTCAGCCCAGTAAAATACTCGTTGATTACACTGACAAATACCCCCAGATAATGAACACAGAGTTTTAGCATATCAATTTTAATTATGAGTCATATCAGTATTATTGATTTGACTTATCAGATAAACTGTAGTATTATAGGAGAATGATAAATAAAATGTATAAATTAGTTAGAGACATGGCAGACTTTGACGAGACCATAGATACTGTCAAACCACTGTTCACTGACACAGAGACATATGAGGACATAGCAAAGTCGTCCGGTGGGCTATACGGCCAGGTCAGGCTCATACAGATATACCAAGAAGGGTGGGAACACGCGTATTTGTTCGATTGTATGTTTGTTGATTTCCACGAAGTACTGGCTATACTTAAACCGAACTTTCTTGTATTCCACAATGGCTCATTTGACTTACACACCATAAACTGTAACACAGAAGAATTGTGGCTACCTTGTAATGTTGGTGATACATTCTATATGTCAAAGATAGCGTATCCCGAGCATACGAAGTATACGTTCTATGATTGCTTGTCACATGCAGGTGTGTCGGATGCAAAAATAGATGCCATAGACAAGAAGGCACAACAAAAGTCCGATTGGTCCCAGGCACTTATGCCAGATCAATTAACATATGCAGCGTATGATGTACTGTACCTGAGTCTTCTTTACAATAACGCCAAGCATATTGAAAGTAGTGAAGTATATATTCTTGATATGAAAAACCAAGTAGTAGCTATAGCTTATGGCAGGGTAGGCATGCCTATTAATGTAGATACAATACGAAAAATGCAACAAGAAAATGTAGTATTGTCAGAAACATACAAAAATCTATGCCCTGTTAATATAAACTCTCCACCACAATGTAAAGAGTGGCTAGGCACACAAGGCACAGATGCCACAATACTTGGTATCTTGGCATTGCAAGGCAATAAGGATGCCGAGAATCTTATCAATGCCAGAAAGTATACTAAGATGATAGGCTTCCTGAAGAAGTATAAGGCGCCATTTGTTAGAGGCTTTCATAATGCATGCGGGGCTAGGACAGGTAGGATGACATGCTCAGGTGGTGACAGATACTTTTGTGACAATACACAGAATCCGCCTAAAGCTATGTTCCCTGCATTTGAGGCACCAGAAGGAAAGATAATGGTGTACAAAGACTACAGTGGTCTGGAACTCAGAATGGCCGTGTCGTGGTGTGGTGAGCCCACCATGTATGACCTAATGATGAAAGGCAAGGACATGCATACCGAGACAGGCTGCTATCTGTTCGACAAAACCCCAGAAACACTGTCAAAAGAATTAAGGACTATAACAAAGTTCTACAATTTTGGTACCGCTTATGGCGCTTATCCTAAAACATTGCGAGCATTATTGAGATCTCAGGCAAGGATAGAGTTAACATTAGCAAAGGTCACTGAGCTCAGAGAGAAGTGGCTAGCAATGTATTCGTACTTTGATGAATGGCATAAGATGCATAAAAGGCAGATACAGATATATGGTTACTTAGACATAGAGACTGCATTAGGTAGGCCAATACGAACATACAGTTTGAATGACAGTCTTAACTTCCCTATACAGGGCTCAGCCTCAGAGGTCACAAAACAAGCTGTGGTGTATTTGTATGAACGATACAAAACACCAGAGATAATAAATGTAGTCCACGATAGTATAACATTGTTGAAGAACGAAGGCAATGAGGCAGATCTGTGGATAGGACGATTGAATGAGTGCATGATAGATGCCTGGTACTATGTCATAAAAGATTTGGCATACCCAGATTTAATAATGCCTGCAGAGGCGGAACTAAAGAAAAGGTGGAGTTACTAATGAAAGCATACCTAGCCAGCGGCTGGTTTACTGAGGAGCAAGAGTCATCCAGACTAGACGTATTAATGGCATTGTCAGAGTCAGGCATGGAGGTATACAGCCCTAAGGACGACGCATTGTATAACCCAGGTGACAGCGCCAATGACATTTTTATGGAGAACTGTAGACAAATTGAAGACGCCGACCTGGTTGTGGTATCCACAGAAGGCAAAGACATGGGCACCATATTCGAGGCAGGCTTTGCTTGCGCTATAGACGTCCCTATTGTGTATTACTGGAAAAATGGCACAGGTAAGTTTAACTTGATGCTAGCAGAATCAGGTAGAGCTGTCTTTACTGCTAAAGACGCATTGACTACGTATCTGACCATGTGTCAGGTAAATGATAATGTGTATAAAATTGACTACACAGGAGAGCAAGAATGAATTTTTTACACGATATCTACAGGCTGGCTTATATCAAGCGCTACAGTAATATACCTAAACTGCATGAAGAGTCCGTAGCAGAGCATGGATTCTTCGTTGCAGCCATTGTCATGGACTTGCATGATACGTACAGGTTTGACCTTGGCTATGCACTGGCAATTGCAGTATCACATGATATGCCTGAAATGGAATTAAACGATGCGCCTTGGATAATCAAGGAAAAGTACCCACAGATAAAGGTTGCTTTTGATGTGTGTGAGCGTGAGGTAGCTAAGTCACTGCCAACAGCATGCAGAGAAGGCGTACTGGCTTATGATCAGAATAAGTCAATAGAGACAGCTATTGTGCATTTGGCAGATGCCATACAATGTAAGCAATTTGCAGAGGTCGAGGTTGGCTTAGGCAACAAAGGTTACATGGCAGTTGTTGTTAGTAACTCACTAGAACGTATAGCAACTTTAAAGAAGGATCTGAAAGACCATGAAAGATAGTGAAAAAGATGTAAGAGATGGCGACGACACCTTAACAGATAGAGGTAATATATATGGCCCGTACACAGATGGCTTGTATATTCGCGAGGGCATAATGGCTGCAATAGTCAGTGGCCACTACAACCACCACCAGGCACCTATGAGTGATAGAGATAAGTCATACTTCTGGGACATAGCTAACAAGCTTAGCCGATTGGCAATTTGTCCTAATCACGAAGACAGCTGGAACGACATAGTTGGCTATGCTAAGCTGATTCACAATGCAGTATTAGAAGGGGACTACAAATGAACTACAAGCACAGAGTGTCAATGAAGTGGGGCCAAGCTCCAAAGACAGAGTTCAAGAATCAATTCAAGGCATTGAAGGTTGATCTTGTAAATGCACCATCATATGCAGACTTACTGGACTATATCCCTGAATTCGGAGAGGCTACGTGGGAAGATGAACCACGGTACGATTACTCACTGGAAGAAAGAAAAGCATGTGTGGATGATATGTTCGCAGGTAAGTATGTGCCAACTGCGTTAGAGACAGTTAACGTAACTATTCGATTGTCTGGCATTGACATTTGTGATGTAACTCATTTTCTACGTCACAGGATGTTTTCTTTCAGTGCTCAGTGTACTGGCGATAGAGATCTCCGCCACGATCCCGTAGTAGTCAAGCCAAGTATAATGGCCAATGAAGATTTCTATAAGAGATATAGAGAGATTCTAACTGACGCTAAACAGCTGTATGCAGACATGACAGACTCACGCGATGTAACTATCCTTGATGCTCGTACAATCTTGCCACGATGCACAGAGACATTCTACTACATCAAAGGCCCACTGAATGCATGGCTTGGGTTTATTAAGGCCAGAACCGACATTCAGATACAGCCAAAGTCTGACGTTA